TCTCAATTTTTTTAATGTGATTATGAAATTTAACAATCTCGTTACTACTTAAGGTAACACTGTTGATAGGAGTATCATTAGAAATAACTAGTACCTCTGGCACCTTTACAAAGGTATTGATAGGAGCACCAGCACGAGCTTGCATTGACTGGAAGTCATCACCAGTATAGTGAGTATGAAAAACTACACCGATCTTCGATACCTTTGCTGCTCTACCAATAGGATGATCTATTGGAATGCCATAAGTGATAGTGTTAGGTCTAAAGGTATAAAGTTTCTCTCCATCTACAGTCTCTGTATCAAGTGTGCTGCTGGTGTATAACAAGTCACCTTGTACAATACCAGGGATATTAAGCTTACTAAAATATGCCAGTGAGAACTTAAGTTTCTCTGCCAGGTCACCCTCGTAATACATATCCACATCTATATCGCTGTAACAAGCTTTAGGTGTCTTGGCAAATACAGACTTAGTACCCACGAAAAACATACCATTTTGAGGATTCTTTCCGCAGATGATAGAGGGAGCGCCATCCCATTTGGTCTGCATAAATCCATCCGACTTAGACTTTTTACCCAGCATTGCTAACAGTTCTTCAAGAAATGATACTGCTGCCATACATCCATCGACGCCGTAGTTCAGCATCTCATCTTCAAGATGCTCCAGGTGCTTAAGCTGTTTTACATTTGCCATTAGTCGTCGTAACCTTCGTCTGATGTACTGAACAATAGTTCATCTTTAAACTTATACGCTGACTGCAATTTGTCTGGCCAAGGTAAACTGCTACCAGATGTATCACGAATATTAAATTTCAACTCCATAACTGGTGTCTTCACTGTAATATCAACACGTTGACCAGTACCAGTTTTACCTCCATAATGAACTATGACAGATGTAATGTTAGTTGCATCATCACATTTCTGTTTAGTCATAGGAAAGCTTTTTATCTTTCCACCAGTCTGCAAATGAGTATAGTGGTATCCATACCCTATAGATCCTCGGATCATACTTTGCAGTAGTCCTCTATTATACGTAGGGTTTGTAACGTTACCGCCACTGACTACTTCACCCGCAAGAGCTTCTTGAAATATCTTACAAAGTCTTTGATTATCTATACCAAACGTTTCAAGAACTTTCAATCCAACTTGATTGGTAATTTTTCCCACAGACAATTCACTCTGAGGAAATATTTTTTTCATACCTAAGTTGGACATCGTTGTTGTCCCACCTTTCTTTAGAGAAAGATAAATTTCCTGATCCGCTTTCCCTTTACATTTAGTTTTCAAGGTCAAGTCAGTGACAATAGAACCAATGTCATAATTGGTTGCTGTAGCATCACCAACTTTCCAACTAGTACCAGAAAATACTAATGGTCTTTTCTTGTTCAACTCACCTTCAGAAACAAGAACAAACTGACAGTCATTTAAATCATACGTCTTAACAAGATCTTCAATAAAAGCTTTGTATGGATTGTTAGTATATTCATTAGTCTCAATCCAATCATTTAAACCATTCTCCAACTGCTTCTCAAACAAGTTGCCTGTGTTTGATGCACCACGATTACCTCTGCTACCATCGCCTGCAGTAAATTTAAGATTACTTATCTTTAACTTCGTCTTCAATTGCGCTTCTGTAAACTGTCCTTTCAATGCACGTGCATACTTAACATCATTCTTCCTGTCAGAAGCGAAAGCAAGTGGATCGGGAAGCAGTTTCCCATACTCAGTCACTAGATAATTCCACAGTCGTGTCGCCTCAATAGCGGACTGCGGATTCATATGGGACACAGCTGCGCTGAGTTCCTTATAATCTTTAGGGATGACGTTGTATGCCATAAAAAAAGACCCTCCGATGTATTTATCAGAAGGTCTTTAGTCTATCAGAGGTGCCCGTTGTTTTCAAGCCATTCTCGGGTCATCGGGGTCAGTTCATAATCTGACCACATCGTACCAGCAGCGCAAGACTCAAGTGCATTTTGTGTCATACTCTCAGTTCGTGCTGCCCAAAACGCTTCCTTCTCCCAAGGAATAGCACTAGGTTGACTCCTGTAGGTATCTTTAGCCATATCTTGCCAGATCTGAGGAACGTCTTCCTCATTATGAATGATACCAATAAAGTTATTATTGATACCACCTGCCATACAATCCTGCGCAGCGTGCCATCCTTCGTGACGGACAACACTCATCAACACTCCAGGACGATGAACATATCTTTTGTTAAGATAGAAGTGATTGCTAACAGTATGATAGACACCACGATGTCCTACTGGAAAATACTTTTCATCAGCAAGATACACATTAACTCCAACCTGTCCGAATGCAACCATAATTTGATTGAACTCAGCTGAAACAAGGTCCCAATTAGAATCAGGATATGCTGAACGAAGATCACCAGAACTATGAATTTGATCAATGCCTTCAGTGCATTCTTTCAAAAGCATACATCCCATAGCATCCATCGAGAAGTATCCCTTGGTAGGTTTAGCGATTACTGGTGACAGCAATGCAGCTGACAGACCTAGAAGGGTGCTAAGAATAATAGCGCGTTTCATTTTTTGTCCTCGTAATAAAGATCTAGTTTAGAGTCAAGTTGTCCAATCACTTCGCGAAGTTTTTTGATGCGATAGGGGCAACAGGTTTCATCTGTTGTATAGTCTCTCTGCTCACGAATTAGTGCTTGCAGAATTGATACCGCCATTTCAGGGGTAAGTTCTAATTCAATCATCAGATGTCATCCGTCTTACGATTCTCGGAACGATAGATATCAAACGAACCTTCTGGATATCGGGAAAGAAGTTTGACCATATTCTGTGTCAGGATGTGATCCAGAGTTACGTCAAGACAAATACAAGCTTGAGTGACATACCACATCACATCTCCCAACTCCTTAACCATATGAAGTTTATTATCGTTGGTAAGTTCTTTACCTTGGAAAGCAACCTTCTTAACGATCTCAGTAAACTCCCCACCTTCAGCACTGATACCTACAGCAGCAGTTAGAAGACGAGCGATAGGCACACCCTGTTCTTGCAAATCTTGAATGCGACGAATAAACTCGTCATCATTCTTAGAGGGAATACTTGTAACTTCGTTTACAAACTGAGCATACTTAATGAAATCAACTTCTTGATTGTCGGGGGTTTTCATACTACAAAATCGGAAAATTTGGATTGAGATTCCTTAGAGAAATCTGGTTGGAAATTTGTCGTGTTGGCAACAGCCTCAGAGTCTTGTTCCTGCTGCACATCATACAGCTTCATCTTCGCTCTGTCAATACCTATGGTGAATCTTTTGAAGATGGTCGGGTCATTGTATCTGTTCTTGAGTTGCTTGACCATAATCTGGTTCTGCGCCTCAAGTTCTTCAGTAGAGATAAGAGCAAACATAAGATCCGCAGTGGCAGGTAGACCAAATGACTCAGAGGTGTCGGTAAGATCAACGTCAGAATTGCCATACCCAGACCTAGTAGTCTGAGTAGCAGATACAATTGGTAAATTAAACTCGACAGCAAGACCCCGAAGCTCTTCTGCAATTGCTTTAACATACGTATAAGAATTGACAATTGCGCCTTTATACCTAGAGGATGCGCAGATATTTAGATAGTCAATAAAGATAATATCTGGACTGAAGGATTTTTTTAATGCTAGTTCACTGAGAAGTGCACGAAAATGCCCAACGTGAGCAGAAGCTGTAGGATACTCTTTGATAATAAACTTACCTTCTGTCTTACGTGACAGGTCAGCAACCTTAGTTTCAAATAGCATCCTAGGCAATTCAGCAATGTCTTTGATGTTTACATTGAGAAGATTAGCATCAATACGTTCAGCAATTTTCTCCTCTGACATCTCCATCGTGATGTACAAGACGTTCAGACCCATCGTCAAGCAACCAGCTGCTTGATGGCACATAAACAGACTCTTGCCCACTCCTGTACCTGCCAGAGCAACGTTCAAAGACTTGTTAACCAGTCCACCCTTGGTGATCTTATTGAAGAAGTCCAAGTCAAAAGGAATTCGATCCTCATTCTTGGTATAGAAATCAAAACGTTCTTCATAATCTTCCAGGTAGTCGTGACCAATATGATCATCGAAAGAAACAGACAAAGCTTCCTTCAGAATGTCAGGGATAGAATCTCGCGACTTCTGTTCATCCTTGCCATCAGCAAGTTTAATGGACTGCATCAATGCCAAATAGATGGCACGATCCTTACACCACTTCTCCGTGGCATCCAACAACCAGTCCTTTGTTGGATCTTCTACTACATCCTGGAAAGACTTACAGACACTTCGGACTTCACCAAACGTCTGATCAGAAACATCGTCCCGTCCTTCGACTTCAATAAGAACAACCTCTGTGGTCGGGAGACGGTCATACTTATCAGCGAACTTTCTGATCTCTTCAAAAATGATCTTTTCGTTAAGTTCTTCATAATATTCAGATTTAATAAATGGTAAGACCTTACGAAAGTAGTCATCATTTCTGAAGAGATTTCGTAAGATCGTTTGTTCAATGCGTTCATTCACCGTATTTAAACTCCTTTGCAGCTGCTTCATCCAGAGCTTGCATCACTTCATCGGTGAAATACTTTTCGGGTTCTGCAAGGATCTGTTTAGGATAAAGAGACTTGTCTCCAATCTTGTAACGATTACCCACTCGCTCAAAGACTCCATACTCATCGCCAAGTTCTAGCAATCCAAAGTAACGGTCAAGTCCACGCTCGTCATAAAATAGGCGTGTCTTCACTTTACTATTTTCTTTCGTGAATCTAGACTTTTTATTTGTAGCGGTGATAATGTTACCGACAACCTCAGTACCGTCTTTCTCTTTCGCCTTCGACAAGAAGACAATGTTGGAAGCTGCATACTTAAGTCCTGTACCGCCGCCCATTTCTTTTGTTGGAACATAAGCACCAACAACTTCATAAGTGTGATTGGTAACAATCAAAGGAATGTTTGCTCTACCAAGATTAAGAGTCAACACTCGGAAGATGGATTTGATGACCTGTGCTCTAGTCATATCACGGGTCTCTTTTCCTGCTGCAGAATCTTCCATCTCTTTAGATGTAGAAAGATTGCCTAGACTATCCAGGACCATAAGCAGGGGAGGACGATCAGCTTCTTTAATCTTTTCGTACTCGCTAACAATTTTCATAGCTTGTGTACGAAATTCCTGCACAGTGACGACAGGAACTAGTCCCACACGATCAGTATCGATCGCACGGTCTGACATCATATCTTTGGAGATAGCAGATTCAGACTCAAAATAAATGACATTACCTGTAGGATTAGCGTTAAGGAAAGACCGAACGATACTAAGAGCAAAAAAAGTTTTTCCAGTGCTTGATTCTCCTGCAAGAGCGGTGACTTTGTTTGAAGGAATACCTCCAAAGACCGAACCACTAACAAGGGCATTGAAAATATAAGAGCCAGTGTCAACCCAACCAGCAAGGTCACCTGAAGTAACCCCGTCGCTAACAACTGAAGCATACTCATTACCAATTTCCTTGATAACGCTATTCAAAAACGACATTAAAAAAATTCCAAAAGACTACCAGAGCGTTCCGGCTTCCAACCAATGCATTCTAACACGGAACGCAGAGGTTCGTAGAACGACTTGTTAAATTGTTTGTCAAAGTCAATGTACTGTTCCAACCCAAACTCTTGGGGCAGCTCCTGGAAAAAGGAGATGACGTTCTCGCCAAGGATGTTTGGTTCTTTCAAGTAAATGAATTTGATCTTCTCGCCCTCTTGAATGCGAGCGTGTTTGTTTTCGATACCGTACTTTTTAATGTAGTAGTTGTACAAGAGAGAACCACGTACGTGAATAGGACACCCCTTCTCATAAATGTTTTTGGGATGTGAATACGTACCGAGGTTATTACAACCACGAGGGAAAGCAATCTCAGAGATAGTTGCTTGCCTAGTTTCTTTCTTACACTTATCGATAAACTCGATGACGGTATCATTGTCCGAAGACATAATCAATCGGTAAGCTTTCTTAAGACGATCACGAAAGAATTGAGGGACTGATGAACGGGCAGTTTCCAAACCCATAATTTTCATCTTAGGTTCTTTATAAGCAACCCCCTCACTGTTCCAAACGTTGAGAATGTATCGCTTCTTGGCAGTCCAGATGCCACGGTCAGCAATGTTCTCACGTTTCATAATCATTTTTTGATCGTATGCCGAAACGTACGACGCAAGTTCTTGATATGAACGTTCGATAAAAGGTTCCAGTTTCTCTTGGCAGATCTTATCAAGTATGGAAACAATTGCTGCTTTGTTGCTAGACTTATTACTAAAAAATTTAGTAACAAGAGGTCCCATATTAAGATAAATTGAATCAGTGTCAGATGCAATTACGTAGTCCTCACCTTCTGTGGAAAGCGTTTTATTTAGGTACTCATTAATCTTCAGTTCGATCCACCGAATCGAGACTTGACCGCTGAGAGTAATCGCCTCAGCATTCGCCAGCTTGTAGTATCGGAAGTATTCGTTTCCGATAGCACCGTATGCTGAGTTAAGTTGGATCTTACGTGCCATCTGGAAGTTGTTGTATCGAGAAATTCTCTTTTGAACATCCAGGGTCGGAGAAGCTTCGTATTCTTGTTTTGCATCCAGCATCTTACGCTTGTAAATCGATCGTTCATCATAGATTTTCTCCATTAGTTCAGGTAAAAACCCACGCACGTCTTTACGATACTGAGCGCCATTAGCACAAACACAATACTCACCATCAATATCAATCTTCTTATTAAGAAGACCATCAACTGTGGCAGAGGGATGACGAACATCCATCAATGTCTCAGGTGAGATATTGTACTGCATAATGAGGTGGGGATACAGAGAGTTAAGGTCGAAGTTTACGACCCACTCATATATTCCAGCTATAGGTTCCTTTACGTAAGCGCCAGCATACTTGTCTTTTTTGACAGACGTTTGCTTGGGAGGAATTGCAATATTCCTTTTACGTAAGTAGTTATAAATGATTGCGTCCCACATACGAACCTGTGAGAACACATCTTCAAGATTAACCTTAGCATCATACGCTAGAGTGAATGCAAGATCCATCAGCTTCATCTTGTCTTCTAGTTGGTCTACAAGACGAACGTCAATGATGTTGTATTCAACGAACTTTTTCCAGTCGTTTGTATAGAACTCTTTGAAGGTATCAAACTCAGAGTGATCGAGTTTTTTTCTACCTAGTTCTACAAATGCAATATGATCTAGGCGATAGGACTCCTGGTTTGTATAAGTAAATTTCTTATACAGATCCAGGTAGTCCAACACCGTGATCCCCGAAACATCATAAGAGATGTTTTTACGACCTTGAATATAAATTTCACGGGAACTAAGAAGTTTCCAAGGTGAAAAGAGTTTCGTAGTCTTGTCTCCAAGAATGCGAGCAAGACGATTACAGATGTATGGAACGTCGAACAGATTGACATTCCACCCTGTAATTACGTCGGGATAATTCTCGGTCCACCAAGCGAGGTACCTCTGAAGGAGCTCCTGCTCGTTAGCGCAATGTGTGTACGATACATCAGCCTGTGGGGTCTGGAAGGGGCGTGAACCCCAAACGTGGTAGATCCCTGTAAAACTGTCCTTGACTGTGATAAGTAAGATCTCCTGATCAGCAGACTCAATGTCGGGAAAACCATTCTCTGCTGCGGTTTCAATATCGATCGTAAACACACGGATCTTACTAGGATCATACTTGACTTCACCAGGGAAGTTGTCGCTGATCCATTGATAGAGGTACGCTTGATTACCATATACGGTGAAGTTTTCAACGTTCTCGTAACGTTTGCAGAATTCTCTGCTGTCACGAATACCGCCTGGACGGATAGGTTTAACAGTGTCACCCTCAAGTGTGGTGTACCCTGTATCCTCTCCGTTATTACTTCTCACATATAGGGTGGGATAGAACTCGTCACGAAGACGAACCTCTTTGTTTCCATCCCACCCGCGAACAAGAATGCGATCACCAACTTGATCAACGTTCTTGTAAAATTTCATCGTAAGCTTTGACTAGGTGCGAATTTGGTTCAACAAGCGTGAGAATCGTATCGCTGTGGATCATCATCTCATCTTGTATGGTAACACTCTTAAGGAAGCGTGTCAAGGTTCCGTCTTCATCTAGTTCATACGGTTTGACAAGCAACACATCGGGTTCTCCAGGAAGATCAGCCCCCGTCTCCTCCATCTGTGTCAGGAGCACTTTGTTGTTCTTCAGCAGGACGACCTGCAGTGAGTTGCTCGTCTTCTGCTCCGAATCGTTCGACATAATGATCAGTTAGGGCTTGTAGGGGGTTAGTAATAGTAGTGAAGCTGTGTTCTTTAACAAGGAACCGACGCTCAGAAGACAAAGGTGCCCAGTTCTCAAACGTAACGTTAGGACCTGCTTCAGGGTCTTCCATATTTTTCATAATTCGCACGATCTGAGGGTCGCGCAAGATGAAACCAACGTCATCGCTGGTCTCAGAACGTGTCTCATAGACATCAGCGATGACATCTTCACCGCTTTTCATCAGAATGAGTTGGATCGACATATTAGTTCTAGGTGAATCTCTATTATAAAGGACCCCTCGACCGAAGTCAAGGGGTCCAGTTGGCACGCAGGGGGTCACACGTATTTAGAGGAAATCCTGACGTTGGAAATGTTCAGGTACTACCTTCTGTAGGGTGACGGATAACAAACCGTCCTCAAATTCAACTGCATCGACTCTCCAATCTTCAGTCAAAGTCCAAGCTCGAGTGAAACTACGTTGCGCGATTCCTTTATGGGAATAGTTAACGTCAGTTTCTTTGTCTTCTTTCTGACCTTCGACAAACATTTTGCCGTGTTCAGTATAAACAAAGACTTCTTCTTTCTTGAATCCAGCAAGTGCAATTTCAATACGAGTTTTTACATTGCTCTCGTGGATAACATTATAAGGGGGATAATTTTTAGTGGTCTCGTGCAGTGCACCTAGTCGATCGAACCAATCATCAGCACCAATTGAGTGCTTGACAATCCTGTCCATCAGCTCGGGAAGATCCGAGGCAGTATAACGTACTAGACGTTCCATTATGGTAGCTCCTATAAAGCGAGTTTGTGTTTTGTGGACCCCGAAGGCATCCAATAATAATTATATCAGAACATAAAAAAAGACGAGTGGCGAAACCCGTCCATTGGTAGCGTATATTCCGTATGTAGAGGTCGCGCACGAAAGAGCGACACTACTATTTAGGTGGATTCCACATCCTTGGGTTGATCTTTCCTTTAGATTGTGCGAAACCTACGAACTCTTTACCATACTTATCATAGTAATAGTCAAATAAGTCTACAGTTTTTGTACACTTAGCAATATCATATTTTGCAAATCCTTCAGATTTATATTCTACAAGATATGCAGTATACGGAAGAGTCGTATCATCTGCAAGAGATGCATCGCAATCTTCGTGAATGATTTGAACTCTGTTCTTAGCCATCTTTTTTAGTAATGAATGAACTTTTGTTCGCTGGTGGATTGGTTAGCGCCAACATCGCAACTAAAGAATATCTAACGTGACCATCATTATACTGCTTATCATCATAATAGGCAGTGTGGAAAACAGAACCTCTGTATCCAGAGCAGACATTAAATCCTGCAGGAACAATACCTTCTAAGTTGTAAACCTCATCACCTTGGAAGCATTCCCAGGAAGACATCTTGCCGACGCCATCTCTACCAACATCCATCAAAGATGCAATAGTTGAGCTGCGATATCCTCCTTGCTTTTCCAACAGTCTAACGTCCAACCATTTTGTGCCTTCAACATTAATGGAGTACATTGCAGTACCATCATTAACTAGATCATCAGAAAGAAACAAGTTAAACGCAAAGTCACCAGGGTCAACGTGAGGACGATAGTTACTATCGATTGATTGCATACCCTTCCAAAAAACATTGTTGTAGCAAGAGAAATCGTGCCACGTCATAGATTTGGTAGTAATCTTCCAGTCAAACAAAAGTTTGCGCAAGTAACTTACATAAGGCTTTACCCATTCATTCGCAACAGGCTGCTGCATACCAGGTGCACCAGTCTTAGTCGGCATAAGATCATTGGTGCCAGTAATATACGAAGAATTGATTAGAAAATCCCTAACATCATAAGGATTGACTAGGCAGTTCTCTACAGCAATATAACGTAAATCAAAATCGGGCGAAATTTTCTCTACGTATTCTTTTCTATTTGGATTAATAGCAAATAATTTTTCCAATCTCTCGGGAGTTACCACACGAGAGTCGAAATCACCTAACGTCAACATAATTATTCAGGGGTTTTTTTCTTTCCAATATTATACTTAGACTCTAAAATCCATTCAGATTTGTCTTTAAAGGAAAGAACTTTGATCTGGTTAAGAGGAGCTACGTTGAGTATTTTCTCTTTACTTAGATCACAAATAGTAACGAGACCCCAGTCTACCAGGAGCTGCACGATACGATTTCTTCTTTGGATATCGTTCACACTCAAGTTTGTCTGCTTGCCATCCAAGGCAAACAATTCTTTGAAGTGAACAATATAATACTTACCACGTTTATGGAGGATGTGACAAGATTGATAAATTTTCTTCTCTTTGCGAGAAGCGACACCAATACGTGTTAGCGTTTCTCTCACTTTGAGGAAGTCATCGGGTTCCCCAAGCACGACTTCGACCATTTGGGTCTCGTCCCATTGTACAAATTCTTCGCTCATCTGTTGCCACCTGTGTCAATTAAGGATTTAATCTCAGTGATTTGAGAAGTGGTCAATACCTGTAGCGCTTGTCGTGCCTTTTCATTACTATAACCATAGTAAGTCTTCACAGCTTCAAGATCATTAAGTTTTGACTGCTTCAACCAAGGAGAAAATCTTTTCCTAGGTCTCAGTGTATTTATGTAGTAGTCATACTGCATTTTTTTATCGAGATGATGTGCTTGATTCATCTCATTAACGTGCAATATACAATCTAAGTGTCCAGAAAGACATCGGTTAATCACAAATGGTGGGTAGTTTTTGTGATTATCTTCATCCCAAATATCTTTCTTAGACTGATTGATTGAATACAAGTAGTCCTTGAGTTCCATAATAAAAAATTAAAGTTAAAGCTTACCGCTTACCACACTACTAAAGGTAGATTGGATTCCATCGTAACCATCAATAGCCCATTTAAGATGCCAGTAAGTCATCGAGACGACTGCATCTAACTCACCGCCAGTTAAAATAGTATGACCTTTGAGGGTAGCTTCACCAACACTGCTATACAATCCATAACGTGTTTTGAAAAAACGTACTTTACCTAGACGTTCTTCTCCAACGTAGTAAGACCACTCAGTCATCCACGTCGCAGATGCAGGAAGTTCAAAAAGTACGGACTGGTCCAAAGACTGTTCTCCCACTACTGTTGAATCTGTAGATCTGGGTCTTTCCATTTGTGAGGTTGACAACTACTTCGTCTCCTTGAATAAGTGCATTTTGTACATCGACCCCGAAGGTCTGAATGACACCAGCAGAGGTGTCTACGATTTGAGCGCGACCATTCGCAGCTCTGGCAATAATATTTCCCATTACTTGTACCACTTTCCTGTACTGTTATCTATGTTGTAATTGACTAGCATCAATTCCTTACGCTTGTCTTGATCGGACCCATAGGATGCTGTCGAACGCATCGTATAAGTCAAGTCCCACTTCAATTTTGAGAATGATGGATAGAGCTCTTCTACTTCATCACAGGAATTGTAAGTGATCATAGTATTACCTTTAAAGTCCTTAAGAGTTTCGGACATTCGTACGTGATCAAATGATTTGTGAAGATCTCCCTTCTTCCCGTATAGATTATCTTTAATCAAATATGGAGGATCCAAAAAGTTAAATGCATCTTCTCTAATAACATTGGCATAGTCCTCATTAAGGATATTCCAGTTTTGGATTGCCTGATGATACCAGGTCAAAGAATTGATACCATTGAAACTGAAGTTAGACTGCGATGCTTGAGCTGAGAAAGAACTGTTCTCACTCAGACCAGAGAAAGAACATTTATTACAGATATAAAAATTGACAGCAGACTCATACACCCCAATGTCTTCATTGAGCTTTTGCTTTGCTTTTTGAAATGCCTCACGGTGAGCAGCGATCACGTCATCCTGATCCTCAAATCTATTGAGGTAGGTTTTGATGTTGAAGAGGTGATCCTGCAGTTGGGGACCTATATCGCGAAGCACCAACCAGAAGCGGTACAGAGGCGTATAGAGGTCGCTCACGGTCACCTTAAGGTCAGGGTTGGTACGGGTCAAGGCAATCGCCATAGAACCGCCACCCAAGAAACCTTCAGTGTAGTGCTCGTAGTTTGATGGAATATAGTCCAACAGGATCTTAGTGGCGCGAGACTTGCCACCAGGATACCTAAGAGGAGTTTTAAATCTTTTACTCATAACAAGGAATAGGTACTAGATTAGTATTAAACATACTAACTTGACGTTCAAATACAGGGTACGCTTGGCATACACCTTTCTCAGAACTGCAGCTCTGTAGAGGAACCCAGTTCAGATCATCGATAATATCATACCCAATACTAACACGTATGCCATCATACTGTCTAGGAATTACCCGATGCAATAAAGGACCAGGACCAATGTAATGCTGTCCTTGCTTATTAGGAATGACACGTACGTTTTCAGTATCATTCAAAGGATGATCATCACGTGAGTCTGGATTATCCATATACCACTGAGTGATTTCATCTCTTTCTCTCAAGTGAGCGAGATGATCGCAGAAGACAGTATCAGTAGGACGATCACTCAAGTGAACAAATCCGTGGTACTTACAGTAACTATGATTATGCCACCCAAGAGAAAGCTTTCCAAGTTCCTCATACCTATGGACATTCATCCAAGCGTGGATCCACAAAGGTTGACTCTTCAGTTCTGGATGGGAACGAATCTGCTTAAACATATCCTGCCAAAGGTAGAAGAAGTTAGGCATTGTCGAAGACAGCATAATCAAATTGTATGCATTCTTCCCAAGGGTCATATCCCAATCGCCATCCTTCACACTACCGTCACCCATAGATTGAGAAAAGAATTGTTCAGCTGAATGCTGTCTGATATTCTGATCCCAAAGGTTGTAGCACGCACGTGCTTCAGTTAAGAGACCTTCCCAATTAGTGTGAGGGACGATCTCATAGGTCTTGATATTATACAGAAACTCTTTTATAGCTTCACTCATTTGAATTCACACTCCACCATAATTTGTGTCATACACGCAAGAAGATTAATTTCCTGGTCAGCAACAAAAGAAGACTTGTACTGATACTCAGCAATAATAAGAACTAACTGTGGTACAGACTTGCCAGATAATACTTGCGAAAGAGAATCGTAGATCTTACGTAGGATAACGTTAGGATCATTATCCAAACTCTCCACAACCCACTGACGAACAGAGTTGAACTCTTTGTTCTTCAAAGACTTGATCAATGTAGTAACGTCCAAGTCTGCAATGTCTGCCAGAATGCCACTATCTATTTGACCACTAGCAGAGTGACGTTGCAGTTCATTGAGGCAACGTCTCCAATCAGGGAAGTGTTTCTGTACCAGTTTGACTAGTACTTTATCCTCAGCTGTTACACCATTCTCATTCAGAATGAATTTAACACGACCAAAGAAGTTACCCTGCAGCTGCATCTTCTCTTCTTTCTTAAAAGTAAAGTCGAAGTTAGAGCACCGAGACTGCAGTGGTTGGATGATCTTATTCTTGTAGTTGCAAGTAAAGATAAACCGACAGTTGTTCTGATACTCCTCAATAGCAGCACGAAGTTGCGACTGCACATCAGGAGTCATATTGTCTGCCTCATCAATGATGACGCACTTGTGCTTAGATCCAGTCAGAGAGACCGTAGAAGCAAACGTTTTGACGCGGGTTCGTACCGTATCAAGGTATCTCCCCTCATCGGAACCGTTAATAACAATGGAGCTAACACCCAGCTCAGAACAAAGAGCGCGAGCAATCGTCGTTTTACCCACACCTGCAGGTCCCGAGAATAACAAATTTGGAAACTCACCTGCATCAACAAACTCCTGAAATGTTTTTTTCAATCCACTAGGAAGAATACAGTCCGCAACAGTTTGAGGACGGTACTCTTCAACCCAAAGAAATTTACTCATAATATTTTAAAATGTGGAAAGGGTTTACGGTTCAAGGGCAATAAAATATGTCAGGTCAAATTCAGAAAACTTCCATTCAGAAATCATACGAGAGGACACACTGACTGCATAATGGCATTTATCAGTCCGTTGAATAGTATTGATACCAAAGAGTTTCAGATTCTCCACCTTAAAATCCAGGGTATATTCGTCATCGGCATTACCACTAACAATCTGATCGTAGGTGTTACTGGTGTCATCTTCCTTGTCTCTGCTTTGGAGAGTGACAGTATCTTGCTCACTCCGTACAGTAAAGTCAGGCAGACCGTAGACAGCGGCAGCTTTAGTAAGAGATTTAAGATTGCCATTACTGACTTCAAAGTTGATGTTGCCACCAGGAAACTTAATCTCACGATCTGGAGCATTACGCATCGTGATCTCAGGGTTGCTGAAGTAATACTTCGAGCGGCGACCCTTAGTAGAGTCCTTGATAGTGACATAGTTTTTGTTATCAAAGACCAAGACAGGTTCGTCAAACAAACAGATAGCAGCAAGAAGCTGACTCAAATCATAGATAGCAAAATCTTGAGGAAATTCTTCTTCGACTACAGCACGAGCAAGAATGTTCTGAGCATTACTAATAGTCTTCAGAACATTACCTTTCTTGAAAAGAATACTACTATTAATAGTAGCAAAGTTTTGCAAGATATCAATCGTAGTGGTGGAGAGTTTTACAGTGTTGCTCATTGGGGGTAGTCCTCACGGATAGAATTTTTGTCATTGAAGTGCATTAGAAGAACAGCATAGTGCAGGATCTTCATAAGGTCACGTCGGGCTGTACCCTTCTTATCATATCGTGATGCATACTTGAGGATGTTGCTACGACAGAATGCCTCGCCATCACCGCAAGCTTCGATTAGATCCAGGGTTTGGATCTTGTCGTCACCAGATGAATAATGTTGACTGTAAGTTGAGCAAATGTAATCACGTAGTTCTGAAATAATGTGGTCTTCGTTGTACTTGTTCATAATAAGAAATCAAGGAGATTGATTTTCACTTTTGGTTTCGGCATCGCAGTATACGGTGTCGTATCTTTGATGTCTATGGAGTCACCCAGTTGTTTGTGATTGATCGGACTGTAGTAGATTCCCCGTTTGGTGTCATAGAATCCCCAGATACAATAACTGTCATTACCATCATTGTAAATAAACTCACGATCACATACAGTCCAAATTGATAACACATTAGCTTTCTTACGAAAGACTTCGTATCTGTATCCATCAGGTGCCTCGTGGGTAAACGTTATAGGAAGTTCTATTGTATCACTCATCTCCTGAGATTTCAACCTTGTCATCAACTTTGCTATAAAGATCTAAGAATGCTTGCTTGGTCTCATCATCGAAACGATTCAGACAAAGCTGAACTGCCTCAAGACGATCCTGGAAGATGTCAAATGCCTTGACAATATGAACCAAGCGACGGGTGGAGATGATCTCATCAATACCACCATCATAGAATGTCTTACGGATGATGTCTGCCCAATCAGAAAGACGCTTGCAGAACTCAGCATCCGAACAAAGCTTATTCAGGATTTTGATTTCGATAGCAGCAGTAGGATATTCCTGCTCAAAAGTCAATGGGAATCTTTCCAAGAACGCTTCGTTAAGGACATTCGTCCCAACAAACCTACCGTCATCAGAACCCTTACCTTTCGTGTTGGCAGTAGCAACCACCGTGAACCCTTTAGCAGGAGTGACCCAACGTCCGATTTTTTTGAGGAACACCCCTTTGCCTTCAAGGATGCTCTGAAGACACAGAATTTTGTTAGAAGCAAGGTCAATCTCGTCAAGCAAAAGAACAGCACCGCGTTCCAAAGCATCGATAACAGGACCGTTGTGCCATACAGTATTACCATCAACCAACCTGAAACCACCAATGAGATCATCCTCATCTGTTTCGATAGTAATGTTAACACGGATAAGTTCTCGATTGAGTTGAGCACAAGCTTGTTCTACACTAAAGGTTTTGCCATTACCAGACATTCCAGTAACGAACAGTGGATAGAAAATTTCGGATTTGAAAACTTTCTTGATACGATTGAAGTTACCGAAAGGAACAAAGGAAGAGTCTTGTGCAGGAACAAGATTCTGATTAGCAACAGTTTGTTCAAACTGCTCACGTGCTTCTTTGACAGTCAGGTTCCAACTGCCACGTTTTACTTTGTACTGTTCGATGTGACGAGTCACGGTAGGATAGGACAGACCTTGCTCGCGAGCATATTTTTTGACTTCTGTGGAACTGATGTCAGAACCAAAGCGGTCGCGAAGATCAGAAACGATAGACATTGGTTTTCTGTGTTGATGTAGTTATTATAGAGGAAGATGCCCCCGTGACCAGGGGCAAATGGACAGTTAATCAGCTGACCATAGCAGCGAAAGAAGACAAGATTTTTTTGTTGACAGACTTGTTTCCAAGAGATTTCTTGAAAGCAGATTTGATTTGAGCTTTACTAGCATTATTATCAACTTCAAAATCAGTGTCAAGTGACAGTGACTTTGTAGTAATCAAATAGAAGGCATCATAACCAAGACCTTTACCCACAACCATAGTACGTTCCTTACGAAGACGACTACGGAATTTATCGGTGTCTTCAATCCCAAGCATCCAAGAAGCAGTACGAACCCAAGCACCAACATCACGATTATCAATCATTCGGAAACAAACAATGTTTGATTCAGGAAAACTAATTTTTACATTATCAATATAGATTTTCATATTACCAAGATAACCTTGGTCAAAGACTGGGTGAATCACACCACAGTTGCGATTGCGAAGTTGTGCACGACCTTCAACCTGTCGAACAAGGTAGCTCTCAGGGTCATCATAAGATTGAATATCTCCTGCAAAACCACCAGCACCAGCTTCACCATCAGATAAAACAATGACATTTAATTTTTCAACCTTGTACTTCTTGCGGAAGTAAGGCATCACAGTGTGCAAGGAGTTGATAGCATCAGAAAGAGGAGTGCCACCAAGTTGACATCCAATTGGATAACCTAAAGCGTTAGCAGCATAGAAGACAGGTACATTTCCATAACTAGAAAAGAAAGCACTAAGACGAAACAAATATTTCAGCTGGTTTTCAAACTCTCTTGCAGAAACATCAGTAGTGATCACGTTGATCAAACTGAAGTTGCTATTAAAACAATATGTATTAGGAGTAGCACGAAAATTGGTATGCTCACGTGGCCATTCTGTGGTAAACAGATATGCGTTAAAAGGAATCTGAACTTTCTTACAGAACCAAGCAATGTTTGCAAGCTGCTTGATCATATTAAAAGAGACATCAGCAATAGAACCAGACCAATCAATTAAAGCAATTAAACCGTGATTCTTTCCATCAGGAATTACGTTGATCTTTCTGAAGATATCATCATTATATTTGTACGTATGCAACTTGGCAGTGTCAAGGACACCTGTCTTAGACACTGTAGTCCGAGCATATGCAGCTGCAGACTTCTTACACTCAAACTCTTTGACAAGATAATTAACCTCACGTGCAGCAGACTTACGGTACATAGCAAACTCAGAGTCAGCAATAGAAGTATCCGTATGAGAATAGTGCTCCTCACATACTTTAAGAAAATCAGAATTGCTTACTACTAAGTCTTCGACTTTCATACCAGGAATCTCGATGACTGTATTCTCATCGTAATGATTAGTGCTAGCACGATTCTCCAGAGCATCAGAGAAATGCTCAGCAGTAGTCACAGAGTCGTGCCAACCGCTACCACCAACCGAAGAATCGCTTTCTTCATTTACATCTTCCCCATCGTCTCCAGAATCGTCTGTATCACCCTCATCTGCTTGCTGCTCTATAGGACTGGAAGAACCACTGTTAGACCCTTCCTGAGTGCCATTCAAAGGTATCTCCACGCTCTGCTCATCATTACTATGGAGTGCTGCCATCAAACGTGCTGCTTCAACAGCTTCATCAAACGTTTCTGCCTGATCTACCAAAGAAACAATGTGCTGCTCCTCAACAGAAAATTTGATGTCGATGAAGTGACCGATCTTGAAGTGAAGATTGACACGATCAGCAAGAGACATTGCGTTGACATCTTCATTGTCAATGCCAAAGAAATCCATCGCTTGGAGCTGACGGTAACCTTCAAAGAAATCTTTACGGAGACCCAAGTACTTACGCTTCATTAGTTTCTCAACACGAGCATCCTCAGTCACGTTGACATAATCCTTAGGAGCTCCACAGTCAGTCATATCACGATCAGGAGTAAACAGAGCGTGACCAACTTCGTGACCCACTAGAAGATCATAGACGCGAGACGAGAGACCTTTCCAAATAGGAAGAGTCAGCATACGACTGTGCACATCAAAGGAAGCAGTCTTAACTGCCTTGTGTTGAACCAGCAAATTTTCTGTAGCAAGCAGTTTAGCAAGGTTGCCTTTGATCTCTTGGTTCATTGCTCTCCTGTGTATGCAGACATTATAAAACCCCTGTCCCGTATTAGGAGATCAGGGGTGCCAGTTGTGAAAGTGTCAGTGCCTCAGTTTCAGCAGTGACTGGTGGTTTCCATTCCAGGTTTCCAGATACAGAAACTCGCGGTTCGTCTTCTGTGTGCTCTATGACAGAATGAACAATGGCAGAAGGAAAAATTATGATATCACCAGCTGCAAAACTAAAGTTAATAGATTCGTAGAAGTGTCCTTCCTTATGTTCAAACTCTCTTAGAATTCTAAACTGATCAAAGACGTTTGGATTTTGTAGTTTCAATCCTGTGGAATCTGTCAGATACCAAACAAACGACAGATCAGCTCCAGGATGGCAGTGAGGAACGTTCTCATCTCCTTTACGATTAATGTTTACCCAAGCAGACTGTAATTTAAATGCAGAAACTGCATTTGCCAAATAAGTTTTTAGAGGATTCAAATAAGGATCGTTACGACAGTCTTTAGATTGCCACCCACCCCTATTAGATTTTTTTCTTCCTGAAGAAAGATCGGATTGAGTCAACCAGTAAGGCAGTGAACCATCAGGGATATCAATATGCCCTTTAAAAATAGGAGTGGCAAATATAGGAAAGTAGTCAAGCATATTATTCTTCTTCGTTCATATGTTGAAGAAGAGATTCAATCTCTTGGATATGCTCAACATTAAAGATCATCTCTCCAATGCTTTTAATGATGAAAGGACTCTCTGCTCTAGCAGCAAATGCCAACGCTTCACGTAAATGCTTTTGAGCTTCTTTGAGAGAATCTTGTACTTGTTCGGAAACCATTTTAAACTACTGCGATACTATGGGGTGATTCTTGAACTTCTAACTTAGAGAAGTTTTGAGGTTTTGTAAATTGCAGAACCCTATCGAATTTATCGGTAAGGTTATCTCTATGAGAAATGACAAAGACGTTTGCGTTTTCGTTGAACGACCTTAGGATAAAGGATAACTCATCAGACCCAACTGTGTCAAGAGACCCGTCAAAGATCTCGTCAAGAATCAATAGATTAGTATCCACAGAATTCTTGAGCTTAGCAACAGAACGCCAAGTAAGCAGAAGACTGATGTCAATACGAGCTTTCTCTCCTTCCGAGAAATTTTCATAACTAAATTCGTCGATGTAACGTGACTTCAGGACTTCTTTAAATTCTTCATCTAAAGTAAAATTGCAGAAGAATTGCAACTGATTCAAATACTTATTGATCAGCTTGTTCATTACGGGAAGATACTTCTTGATGATCCTCGTTTTGATCCCTGAATCTTTTAGCAGCAGACCTGCTGTTGAATGCAGGTCCATCTGTTTCTTCGATTCTATAAGATCGCCAGTGACTTGTTTGAGAGATTCATTCATCTGTAAAAGTTTCTTAGCTTCTTCTTTGACAGAAGACTCATCAGATACCAGACCTTTGATCTCTCTTTGAAGTCCTTTACGCTGACCATCAAGAGTAGATATCACCCCCTGTTGTTTGTACGTGATCTGAGTGCAGTCCCTGATAGCATTTGTATACTCCGTTAGTTGTTCTAATGGTGAAATAATTTCAGTAAGGCGTTGATCGATGTCAGCAAACGCGACTTCGATTTCTCCGATCTTACCGTCAAGTTGTTCAATCTGTTCAAATTTAAAATCCTCACTGATTGGTTGCTTGCAGGTAGGGCAGTGTTCAGTATCGAGATAGAATCTCTTATCACCTGAAAGCTTACTTACCCTTCGCTGTAACTTCATTGATAACGATTCGAGATCTGCTCTACGCTTCTGGGGGTTGTTGAGAGAATCAATCTGTTGAGTGATCTCCTCAATCATTTTAGTAGCGTCAGTAATCTTTTCTTTACAAGAGTCTTGACTCTTGATAATGTCACGAAGTTGATCTTTCTTCTGTTCGATATCTTTAGTCTTCTTTTCCTCCAGTTGTTGGATAAAACCTTTTTGAAGTTCAATCTTCTCTTTAACACTTTGTGCGTTTAAATTGTGCGTTTGCACAGCGTCTCTGATTTGCTTGAGGCGAACCTTGAGAACTTCATTCATTGAGGAGAATACATTAATATCTAGGAGATCTTCAATGATCTCTCTACGAGCTGGAAGAGGCAAACGCATAAAAGGTACGAATGTACTGCTACCCAAAACCACAATCTGTGTGAAAGATTTGTAGTTTAGCTTAAGAACGTTCTGCTCTAGATTCTTTTGCTGATCTACAGCATTGCTGTTTTGATCAAGCATCCGACCATCCACATAGATCTCAAATATGTTTGGTTTGATGCCACGAATTATTTTATATTCTTTACGTCCAATACTAAATTCAATCTCAACTAGAGTGCCTTTCTCATTGACACTGTTGACTAGTTGAGGTTTGTTAACTTTACGAAATGGTTTACCAAATAGTCCAAAGGTAAACGCATCTAAGATAGTTGATTTGCCAGCACCATTAGTGCCAATAATTAAGTTTGTTGCAGCTCCAGTAATCTGCACTTCGGTAAACGTATCACCCGTGCTTAGGAGGTTCTTCCATCGAATCTTCTGGAACAGGATCATCTTTATCGAGTGGGGGAATAACGAGAACGTCTGGAGTAATAATACTATATTTGCAGTTAACCTTTTCGCAAGTGGAAATCACTTCCTTGTCTGCGACCTTGGTAACTACGATTGGTGGGAAGTCTTCTGCTTCCAATAATCCAGCATACCGCATTGCATCATCTTTGTCAACAAACAAATAGAGGACGTTTTCACCGTGCTCATCGTGCACAGCGTAAGCGCCCTCTCCTTGGTGACCGTCTAAAGTGATGATAAACACTATGCTACTTCACAACTTTCAATATATAGTGATTTCATTAAATTCTTAAGTGCGGTTTTGTCTACATCGACAGTCACTTCATCTAAGTATTCGTCAAGCAATGTCAGAGTATCTTTGACATCTAAAGCATCAGCTTCAGGGTCATCAAACACTCCGACTTTTTCCACAACCTTAACATCGTGAGCACCTGCATCATACAAAGTATTAAGCATTAGCTCAAAGTCTGAGTAGTTAGTTTTTTGCTCGACAATAACTTTTACGTATTTGCTGGCATAGTCATTGGGATCGAGTTGAGCAGGACAATCTGCAGAATCATTCCAATAAATTTTAGCAAACATTTCGTACGGGTTTTTCACCATACGTATTTTTAATGTTTCTGTATCAAAGGTGTGGAAACCACGAGTGTCACCGTAGTCATTCCAATACATCTGATACGGGTTACCAAGATAGGTAATGTTACCCTTAGAGTTCTTATGGTGGAAGTGTCCGCTCAGTACAACATCAAAGTTAGAAAAGAGGTTAGCGTCCATTCCACTGTCATAGCGGAAACCAGGGCGAGCAAGATACCCGTTGAGCTCGAGATGCCCCATTGCAACTCTTGAGGAGGAATCACGAACTTTCGTAAGGGACAGGTCATAATTGTCAGAGCAAATCCAAGGAACAAAAAGAATACTTGTTCCACCGATCTCAACGTCAGTGGGTTCTTTGTATACAATCACATTGTCATACTCGTTGAGCAACAGCTCCATCGAATTGACTTTGTTGGTGTTCTTATAGTATGCAGTGTGATTGCCAACAACGGTATGGACAGTGACGCCCATATCGCGGAGAACATTATAGTAAGTCTCCTTTGCCCATTCAAGAGAAACAAAGTCGATACTCTTGCGGTTGTCAAAAGTATCACCGAGATCAAGAACGGTTGTGATTTTGTTCTTCTTCAAATAAGGGAAGAACACGTTCTCATAGAAGCGTTGATAATACTCTCGGTAGATGTAACTACCTTTATGAGAACCAAAGTGTTGGTCGGTAATTACAGCAACCTTCATCGCGACATTCTAATCTCAATGTTTTCTTTAATGGAATTGAGTCCCGAATCCGATTCGTTCATCCCTGACATACTACCATCAAACCGATCAGAATGCAACACCTCGGCATACCCACACCGCTCAATGAGCTTAGTGCGAATCTCGAGCTGCTTTTTCTCCTTCTGAATACGACGCAAGAAGGCGTAGTAAATGATCTGGGTGAAGTAAGCGAACGGATTCTTAGACTTCTCTGGATCGAAATTATCGACGTACTGCAAGCAGTTCTCGATACCATCGCAAACCATATCTTCGCGAAACATATAGTTGACGAAGTTAGGTTTATAACTTAGGTGAGTGGCAATCTTGAGAAAACACTCGGCAATGTACCGTGGAAGAAGAGGACGAGTAAGATCATTCATCTTGGCATAAGCAACCTTGTCACGAAATTCAACGATCGCGGCAAGGAATTCTTTGTTATTAACGTAATACTCTGTTTTAGCTTTTGCCATTTGTCGATAATTCGATGTGTTTATTATAGCATATAATGGTGGATCTAGGGGTAAGCTTGACAGCCCTCTAAGATATCTGTATAATAACAGTGTCGCTGTTGAGAAACACCAGAGCTTCTAAAGGGTTAGCTTCTATAGAGTTTTTCAAATTTGAATCTGTATTCATTGATCGTACCTATGTGACCCATATCAGCTGTTGGTTTGATCCTATTCGACATAGAGTTGCGGAATACCATAGAGATATTGTTCTCATAGAATTTCCCGATCGACTCGTTCGCTTCGGTCATCGTAATTATTCTATCAGTAGTTAGCAGAAAAAACTCATCTTGTTCCATAGCAGATTTCATCCAGAGATCCAACTTGAATCCTTTGATCATATGACTTTCGTCTTTGCTGCTTGCTTCCACAACCATCATAGGATTTTGGAGCATCAAAACATTATCTTCTTCTGACCAAGCAACCCAAGAAATGAGCTCCTCACCAGTAGTCAATTTAAGTATTCCGATAAAAGGTTCTTCTAATGGATCTAACATAGGCTAAAATTTAGAACGTACTTTGATTACTTCGTAATCGAATTTTTCTTCCATATAGATTTTGACACGTTCTTCAAAATGTTTATAAGTAAAATTCTTCCACTCCCCCCGAGAGATATCATCAGCGATATCATATAGAGTGGCAACGTGTTTGTCTTTTGATTTTCTCAGCACTCGTCCAATGGATTGTAAGTTGCGAATACGCGACTTGGACGGTGAAGCAAAAATAATATTGTGTAGCTTCTTTATGTTGATGCCAGTTGAGAATGTTCCGTAAGACGCAATGATAATTGCATCGCGTTCCGTTTCCGTAATCCTACGAACTTCTTCTCGGTCTTCTACATCAACACCCCCGTGGACAAAGAACACTTTCCTATCCGTACTATTATTTATCAACTCGTATAAAGGTTCTCCGTGACGTTCTACGTAGTTGAATAGCACAAGACTATTGCCTGATGCATCCAAGCACAGATTTTTAATAAGCTTATTACGTTTGGGATGTGTAATCAAATAATCAATCTCATCGTGGTACGTATCAAATATACTCCACTCGTGCTTAAGCAATAGACATTTTACTTTAAGCGGAGTAAGATACCCACCTTCCATTAACTCCTTAGTTTTGACTAGTTGCTCGCACGGTCCAAACAATCCTTCTAGGATCCACTGGTGTGTTTGAATACCGTCAAGTGTACCTGTAAAACCAATCCTATATTTTACATTATGACATTTAGTCATAATCTTTGTGAGAGACTTTGACTTAAACAAGTGAGCTTCGTCACCAATCACACAGTCAAACTTTTCAAACCATTTACGTGGTTCTTTGTAAATAGATTGCCAAGTTGTGATTACTACGTTAGACTCCTTATACTTATCCTGACCCGCGTAAATCTTGTGACAATGCTTGCTAGCATTCCAACCGTAATCTTCAAAGTCCTTGTACATCTGTTCTACCAAGCTTGTGGTAGGAACAATCAGCAAGACCTTGCGCTTCATAGCGACGTGGTATCTGGCAATGCCATAGACCATCAAAGACTTACCACTGGCAGTCGGGGACAGCAGCAGTTTACGATTATATTTCAGAGCTTGGTATACACCTTCGATCTGATAGATCCTAGGTTCGAGTTTAGTAATGCCTTGCATAAAAGTACGAACACCAGACAGACTAACCTCTTGGTTCATCTCGTCAGGCATACCGAAGAACTTATTATCTTCGTACGAGATGGTGTATCGCATTGTTTTACACCAATGCAACAGGTGTTCAGTTAGTCCGCCATATATTTCTCCATTGCCAGGAGAGTATAGACGGATCTTTCCGTCCCATACTTTCTTCCTGTATAGAGGCATAAATTTTGCTTCGGGAACCTCAAAAGTAAAGTACTCGGAGAGCTCTCTATGAACGTGAGGTTCCGCTGTGATGACGTTATATACTTCGTTCTTTTTCTGGAGGTTAATGTCCGCCACTTCTAAATTTCTCCCACTCAATAGCATTTTTAATTTGATATTGACGAGTAGAGATTTGTTTAAGAACCGATTCTAAAAAGAACAAGATCATTTTGTAATACTCTATCTTTGCGGTGACCTTTGCTAGGTCTTGATCCGCATTAATAAACATCTCTACTTCGTCTTTAGTAGTCAACTTGAGATCGAACGGCACGTCCTTGTATGCTGTAGCAGGTGCCTTCTTTTTATAATACAACCACTTATCTTTGTACTGAAATTTGTATGCAAACTCCTGGTCAATTAATCTTGACTTGGTGTCGCAAAAAATTTCTAGATACTTAGAGTGTAGGTAGGGTGTTTCATTACAAGCTTTAAGAAAATCTGGGTAACCATCATTTCCTTCTAGGACAGCGGAATCATTCTTCCACATCTCCTTCAATTGGTCAAGGTTCATACTTACGGGATTCTATATTCAAGAATTCATAGAAGGCGTACTTAAAAGTAACTGTGCCTACTAAGTATTCTACATCAGATGCTCCCACATTGAAAGGCAACGTAGAAAGTTGCGTGGGAAACAAACTGTCAAAATTAACAACGAAGTTAGCGTTGTAGTTATTTGTCAGCACGAAAAGCTGACCAGTACTGAACACTGCGTCATCGTCAGTGTCGGGTTCGTATGCGTTTGTAGTTTTAGTGATCCAGTTCCAGAGCGAAAGATAATTTTTTAGATCTTCGTCAATTAGGAACGAGAGTGTTAGGTCATCGAATCGGGTTCCTCCTCCAGAGGGTACCGCTAGCGGTCTGCGAGGAGTATCAAATTCTGTAACTTGAGCTGTTGTGCCAGGGATTGAAGCGCTTTGACATAAGAAATCAACACCAGGAAAGATATCAAGTTTTAGCTTGAACCCAACAGGTGAAAGATAGTTTCTATTGTCTAGTTGTTTGACGTGCCAATCGGCAGGCATAACAATTCTCTGTCACTACTACTGTATTTAGTTACTTATTCAGAACCCAGTTTTCAGCAAACTCGTCTGCTTCTACCTCCCTATCAAATATTTTTTTCTCTAAAGTTTTTTCTAGAGTCTGTGTACATAGGACTTCAAATCCATTCCTGTTGTAAGTCACTATTGCGTGACGGTCTCCTTCGGGTGAGAAGAAATTCGAGAGGGTGAGCATAGGGATATAATAAGACCCATAATAATTATACTCATAAAAAAGGACCCTGCACGGGTCCATAAGTTACGTTAGAATTTCCCTACATATTCGTTTGCAATGCGGCGTGTCTCCTGCGCATTCAATTAAACATTCAAAGTAATCATTTAGTACCTCTACGTTTTCATCTTTGATATCTGCCAGACTGATTGTAGATGCAAAATGCTTCCATTCGTCTAGCTGACCACGTGAAATAATGTTATGCATAAGTTACCTTTTTAGTACGTCATAATGAAGTAGGTTTCATCTCATAAGTTTAACTCGTTATCTGTAGTATTTATGTCAGGGATGCCTGATATAGATAATTATTTACATAAAAAAAGACCCCCCGTGAGGGAGGTCTGAAAGGACAGTCGGGGCAACCTGCCCCGCAACATCCTGGATCACATAAGGTTGCGAACAAGTACACGTCTGTAGTACTGGTTGCGTCCCTTGCCGTTCGTACCAAGAAGATCTTCGCCCACAGCAGAACCGTCTGCTTTGAACACGAAGGGGTTGGCGACCATACCGTAGCGGGTCTTGAAGCCAATCTTGGGTTGGAAGGATCCCTGATCCACAGCGCGGACCATCTGGAGGGGCACATATGGGCAGTAGAAGAGTCCTGCGTCATATGCACTGCTACCCTTGTAACCAGCCACGTAGTAGTGGTCGTTAGCCAGGTTTGCAGAATAAGGATCCACATACACTTTCACGCCACCGTTGAGAGTACCAACGAAGGTGTTACCAGTGTCATCGGGGAGACCGTTGGTTGACAGTGCAGGGGTGTAATCCAGCACGCCAGCCATATTCAGAGCGGAAGCAACATCAGCAGAGCAGAGGATGAAGTTGCCCTTCCCTCTACGAGTTTGCTGTGCAATAGCGTTGGCGTCACGCTCGATCTGATAGATCAGACCTTTGAACTTCTCAACACTCCAACGTCCGTTGGAATCAGTGTCAAGGTTGAAGATGCCAGCGTTAGCAACGTTGTTCTGAGCACCGACCTTTGCCTGCATATACACAGTACGGATCACTTCACGGTTGATCTCAGCCAAGATCTCAGAAGAGAGGATGTTGGCGAGTTCCGTTTCAGCATCCAGACCGTGGATTGCCTTAAGGTCTTGAGCAAGCTCAAGGGTGTACTCTGCTTTCAGAGCGCGTGATTTGGCGGTAACAGACACCTTGTCGATGCTGAATGCCATCTCGCGGAAGTCAGGTGAACCAGAGGTTCCCAGTGCTTCCAGGTAGTCACGTGAAGCGCCTTGAGCGTTCTCGTAACGCACGTCGCCAGAAGCGTACGTGGTGCTATCATTGAGGATAGCGGGGTTGTCGCCTTCAGCGTCGTTGTTAGCAGAAGCAGCTTGGTTAGAACCATCGCCACCGTTACCAGGACCAACGTAACCAGCGGTAGGATCGTAACCGCTGCCACCCTCGGCAGAGAAACCAGGGTTAGGCTCGTTGAACAATGCTTCAGCGCCACTACGATCGTTGTAGTGGGACTTCATTGCGAAGATGAGTCCAGTAGGACCGCTCATTGGTTGAACGCCACACACGTCATATGCGACGAGGTTAGGCATTGCGCGGCGCATCAAGCTGATCAGGATTGGATCGAATCCAGCCAGACCTGAGGAACCGTGAGAATTTTTAAGACCGTCAGCACCAACTGAGTTGATAGGTGCGGCTTCGTTTAGGAGAGCAGACTCGTTAAGGCAGCGCTCTTGGTTTTCGAGGAGTTGAGCAGTGACTTGACGACGGTGACCATCCTTAATAGGACTGTGATCGCCGTGGTCAAGAACAGGTGCCCACTTTTCCTGCAACTGATGGGTATCCATTTGTTTGGGAAATTTGAGTTAACGTTTTTTATAATTTAATGAATCACTTTTTGCCGAGTGCTTTCACATACGCCGCCATAGCGGGGTTAGCGAAGCTCTCAGTCAAACCTTCGACAGGTGTCTCAGTTTGCTCAGTGGCAATAGACTTGCCTTCAGAGAAGTAAGAACCTTTGATGGTGTTGAGTTTTTCTCTATATGTCTCTTCGTCCTTGAAAGAAACAGCTTCCGCGAGGGCAGCAAATTTTTCTTTCTGGGTGTCGGTGAGACCTTCACTCATTTCGGCAACAATGCCTTCACGAGAGAATTCAGAGATGCGATTAGACAGTTTCACATTCGCGTCAATTTGTTCGTTGAGGCGATCTTCCATTTCACGAAGGGAGACGTTCATTGATTCAAGAACATCTTCTTTGCCCTCAGGCACATCAATATAATGGTCATCGAAGAGGGACTTGAGTCCACCAATAAAGGACTCGGTGAGTTCCACCTTCAAACCATTGTCGATAGCAACTTGGTTCTCTTCGAGCCAACGCTCGGAAGTATACTTAAGCATACCATCGACTTCTTCTGCCAAGGAAGCACGAACTTTTTCGACTTCCTCGGCAAGCTTGGTGTTGTACTGTGCTTCCAGTTCCTCTACAATAGAACCAATCTTTGTTTTAACTGCTGCTTCAAAGATGGTTGCTGCTTTTGAGAGAAACTTCTCAGACAGTTGTTCGCCTTCTGCGAGTGCTGCAACGTCAGCACTGAGGTCAACTTCGATGTCCTCACGACGGGTGCCATAGGCAATTCCCTGATCCAGTTTTGGTTCAGAACCGTCTGGCAGATCAGTACCGTCACTACGTGTCTGACCATCTTTAGCAGCACCCAAGGTTGCATTGTCCTTGAGTTTGTTGCTATCGTCAGTAGACTTATTGTTAGTGGGGGTAGGACCACCTAGATCCTGAATTGCCTGACCAGGCACCAGGGATGGATCGAGTTTTCCAGGAGTTTGATCACCAGCTTCTGCCTTGGCATTCACTGCAGTTTTCGACTGAGTGGATGGTGCAGCGGGCTCCGAGCCAGGCACAGTGCTACTGGGAAGTTGCATTTCTGCAACCATCTCCTCAAATTTTTCGTTAATCAATTGGGACATCGGGAGTTAACCTCTAAGCTTTTTATACTGTTGTATGTCTAGATTTATTTATAAATTAAAGAGTGTTCAAGAAATCGTGAAACACTCTGAGTTTCCGCGTTTCTAATTCGCGGCGCTCACTCTCAGAAATGAACTTCTGATATTTAGCAACTTTTGACTCGTGAATGGCACCGTTATTCCAGACCCATTCTTTACCTTCCATAATTCCATTGACGAAAGCATCAGGTGCGGAAGGATCGGCAACAATGTCAGCAGCGGTTGCTAACATAAAGTCGTCTTTAACGTAAGAAGTATTCTCACGACGGTCAACGGAACCAAGACCCCTAGATGACACGCCTAGTTTTACGCCTTCATCTAAAAGATTTCTTGCAATATTGCCCATAGGCGTATTCAAGATCTTTGCTTTACCAATAAAATTATTGCCTTCTCTCTTGAGAGAAACGATGCGATGCGATACGCGATCAAGATTAATGGTGGGACCATCTGGGTGACCTAGTTCACCAACAGCACGATTAGCTTGTACGTGCTCAGTGACATACTTATTCACTTCGCGCTCAAGAACGTTCATAGGATAGACCCTATTGTTACGGTTCTTAAGTTCCGCTTGAAGGAAGACACCTTCGATGTAATGATTTTTCTTACCATTAGATTCCTCTATGATAAGATTAACCTCTTCAATCGTTTCCGTTATTAGTTTCATCTGTTGTGGGTTCAGCAGTTGCTTCTGGTTCTGCGCCGACATCACCAAAATAAGATTTGGCAATGACATCTGCATATGTGTCTAATGTCTCTGCGGATTTACCATAGAGCATTTGGTTAATCGCATCTACAGCTGCAGCGCGGTTGCCATCAGCAATAGCATCAACTGCCGCTCGTGCGGAAGCTTCGGGAGTCGTGTTTTCCATTATTAAGAGACCAGAATAATATTATTTAGCTATCTAAGTCGCTAGAACTTGCGCTTCCTAGATCAGGTTGGTTTTCGGGGAGTACTGCATCGATAGGAACAACGCTAGGAATGATACCAGCTGCTCTCTCTGCTTTGATCTGAGTTTCAATTTCTTTCCGTTCTTGATCACTCTGCTGAAGTACTTGCTTTTTGATGTACTCAGCTGAGAAGTAACGTCCCAGGTATGGTTCCATCTTGACAGCAAGATCCATACGATTGTTGTTAAGTTCCGCGTCTTTTAGTTCTTGGAAATGATTATCGAATAGGAAATCATATTGAATATGCTCACGCATATCCTCCCACTCTTCTACACTGATAACTCGCTTGAGAACAAGCTGAGTCTTCAGAAGATCATCAAATAGAACAGAAAACTTTTTGCGGAGACGACCAACAAACTTACCAAACTTAAGTTCATCACGGAGAATTTCATTGCTTCTTCCGAGACTAAATCCTTTTTCGCCATCCAATCTACTTGGTGGTAAGTTGAGTGACTTGAATAATTTCGTTCTGAAATATTCTACATCCTTGAGTTCACCAAGGTTTTGCCCGCCAGGAAGGGTGGAGATTTCGGTACCGCGCCCTCCCTCGCGGCGTGGAAGCCAGAAGTCTTCCAGCATAGACATATGCTTTTTGTCATCGCGAATCTCACCCGTGTTAGCATCATATACCAGCTTATTGCGATACCGATTCATTACATCGCGAAGGTATTGTTCTGCCTTAACTTTGGGCAGGTTACCAACATCGATGTAAAAAATTCTGCGCTCAGGTGCTCTACTCAAACGGTAGATAACCAAAGCATCTTCAATCATTCTCAACTGGTTAAGAGATTTGATTGCCTTGTGTAGGAATGAAAGACCAATCTTTTGATTGAGATCCATCAGTCCTGAATTGGTGTGAGCAATAGCATCCATCGCGATGCGGATACCTTTTTGCTCAGGTCCATTCATATTCAGGAAACCTTTTGGGTTATAGATGTAATACTCATCGTGGTTTCCAAAATCATAATCAAGAGCAGACGGTTCAGATCCACCATTAGCACGTCGTGCTGCGTTGGGATCCTTATCGTTCTTTCTGATCTCGCGCACTCTCTTGATCTTTAGGGGATCAATATAGCGAAGTTCGGTGATACCGAGTTTAGGACTATTGAGATCGATTACTTTGTGGTAGTGAAGTCTTCCATCAATATACCATCGACGAAAAATTTCGTGGGATTTACGATCAAAATCAAGCAGACGCTTGACGTTCTCGAATTCCTCACGAATTTTTGTCTTGATATTATCTCCAACTTCAAGGTTAGACAATTCGATCTGAACTGGAGTATCATCCAGATCGGAAATGATAGCTTCATTCACCACTTCATCGATAGCAGTATCGACTTCTGGGTGAAGTGCCATATCACGATAGCGGCGAATCAGCTCGTATTCATTACGAGACGATGCGCCGCCATCTAGGTCTACATATTGCCCAAAGTAACCACCAGCAATTGTGGTGATACTATCATCCTGTGATGGAGGGATCGGGGACTGACCCTTCGGTCCCTCCTTTCTCTTAATAGAGAATCCAAATAATTGAGCCATTATATTATGGAAAAATACCTAATACTAAGGTATTTATGCGATCAACTAATCTGGTTGTTGAACTCAGGGCCGTTGTCGCCAGCAGTCCAGTACTGAACTTGGAACTCAACGGTGAACTCTTCGATCTGATCATTGCTGTCATAAGCAAGATCGATCTGGGAGATCTGAGTAGGGAAACAACCCCACATCTTGTAGGTTCTGATCTTGTCGGACTCTTTACCAGAGCGACCCAACTGATGAACAATCAGGTTCTTGGTGTATCCTTCGGAACCACCACGTGGAAGGGTGAGATCAGCTACGTTATCTTCGTGTGCGTTGATGTTCTGAATCCACTCTTCAAACAACTGACGAAGTGCGAAGTCAGTATCGTTGAACAGGGTGATACTCCAGGTGTCGAAAGTTCTGTCACCAGCAACCTTCACGACGCGCCCACGGAAAGGAACGTCGATAACACCAATGTTTGATGCAGGAAGAGCAGCAGACTTGCACAAGAAAGAAGCTAGTTCTTTATCAGGAGAGGATGCTCCCAACCCAGTGGGCCAATCAAGATTGACACGGAATAGATTGGGTTTTACACCACTTTTTACTTTTGAAAGGAAGTCCTTTACGTTACTTGAGACTGGCATTGGTTTTTATACCTCTATGAATTTATTTAGAAAGAAAATTTGATTATCTACCAACAATTTCATCGAAGCTAATACCGCTACGGGTAGCAACGAAGGTGATCGTAATGAAGTTGATGGAGCGCGAAGGCTTCAGGTAGATCTCGGCAACAAATTCGTTGCGGTCGATCACATCGCCCGTGTTGTTTGTCTCATCGCAAACGACTAGGTAATCAGTGATACCACGACGTGCTTGGACTTCACGGAGGAAACCGCCAACAGCGTTAGCGAAAGAAGAACGAGTAATTTCATCGTTCAAATCAAACAGAACGTTCTTACCAAGATTCTCAACTTGTCTTTCGACAGTCAAGAACAAACGGCGAACATTGATACGGTCGAATGCGGAAGGAGTGCTGAGAGCAGTCTTATCACCATAGAGGACGGTACCGCGACCAGGGAATGTCGAGATTGGGTTGATACGTGCTTGGTACAGCTTGTCACGATCTGACTTAGCAGGGGTGTAAGCAAGCTTGATGACACCACGGAGAACACCGCGAGTGAAACCAGCAGGTGAGAACCAAGGATCCAGATCTGCACCCGTCTCAACACAGAGACCAGCAACGTCGCCGTTGCAAGGTACGTAACGATAAGTATCGTTGAAACGATCGTAGACATACTTCCAACCGCTATCAAACACAGCGTAAGAAGTAGGAGATCCAACGCCATCGAAGAAGTCGATTACGTTATCTCTTTGCTGCTCCACACTAGCGGCAAGCGTGCCAATCACGGCTGCCTTGTAAGGAGAAACAAATGCCATACAATCCTTTCTGCTAGAAGCGATGTTGATGCACTTCTGAGCAACTGTGATCGAGTCAACGCGAGTACTGAGTAGAGGACCAGCAAGGACATAATCAAGATTGATTGCTTCTGTATCAGCGAAGTAATCGTAACCAGAGGTAAGATCGCCAGCATCAACGTTGTAACCATCCACGCCACCAGCAAGGGTGTAGGACTGGTAACCCAGCATTGTGTAGTTGCGACCGTCTTGGATGCCGCTGCCCCAGATGCCAGTGGTGTAACCAGCGTAGCTAGCGGTAACGTTAGTGCTGTCGTGCTTACCGAAGTACAGGTACTCGGAAGCAAAACGGAGAACGTTGGCGTAGTAGTTATCGCCACCTTCAGAAGTTTGCGCATCGGCAGACTTGGAAAGGTTTTGGAATTTTTCTAGAACAGTGTTCTTGGTACCACTGATCTTGCCAGTAGCATCCAGAACCACGATGCTCAGTTCGTCATACTTAGAACCGAAGTTAGCAGCATACTGCGAAGTACCAGGACGGGAAACCAGAGTGTTCCAGTTGATGTTCGTTCCACTGATCTTCACATTGTCCCACCACTTCATCGATGTGGTGATGTCTGCTTGGGTCAGTTCAAATACATCTGTTCCGTCTGTTTGAGCAGCTGCGGCAGTACCAAACTGTCCACGGTCAACACCCAAATCAGGAGCAGAAGCAATATCTGTGACCTTGACGATTTCGCCAGATGCCAGAAGCAGGTGCTCGCCAACAGCGATGTTTGTAGCAGCGGTGACAGTGATAGTAGCATCACCAGATGCAACAGCACCGTTAAGTGTAGTAGCAGTAGCGCCAGTTTCCTTGACCAGCAGGTTCGCAGAACCAACAGGGAAGTTACCAGTGGTTTCGATCAAGAGGAGTGATGATCCACCAGCTGGATCGGTGTAAACCTTACCAGATGCACCAGAAGAGGTGTATGCGGCGTTACCAGCACCAGCAGTCAAAGCAACGCTGGTTCCCAAAGTTACATCGTAACCGTGGTCAATAGCGTGGACGCTGATGTTGTTGCCGTAACTACCTGCTGTCTTAGCACCATAATGCCAAGCTTGTGCGCCATCGTAGTGGTTGACGACATACTCAGTATCGTTTTCAATCAGTGTTGCGGTAGCACTATCGGACACTGCGTTAACTAGTGCTGCCGTGCCGACTCGGACAACCTGAAGTTGTCCACCATACGAGAGGAAGTTAGTTGCTGTGAACCAAAATTCTGCGTTGTTCTCGTTCGGGCGACCGAAAGTGTCGAGTAGTGCTTTTTCGTTAAGGATGTTAATCATCTCATTAACAGGACCGCGTTCAAACGGTGCTGCTAATGCGCCAACGTTATCGACGGTATTGTCAATACGGGCGTTCGTTAGGTCGCGTTCCTTAATAACGACCCCAGGTGATACTTGACCTGCCATTGTTGTAGTTCTCCTGAAATGAAATCCAGTGGTTTCTTAAGTTATTTATTATTTGCAGCTCTTTCAGTGGGGAAACACCGCGTGAACTACCAGTCTGGATACATCTCTGTTGAACGAGACTCCTTTCTCCTATTAGTAATTCTCTTTATTGTGCATTCCTTACACTCATAGGAATAAGAGCTAGGAACGTTTCCCCTAGTTTTTCTAGTTAAATAAAACCCATCTACCAAATCTTTAGTCACACCGCAAGTCCTACACGTACGTGTCTGAAATAGAACGTGTTCAATTGAAAACTGTTCTTCTAGATCCATTAGATGTATGGCATCATATATTCAACAGCATATTGTTTCGATCCATATTCGTCTACTTCCCAAACATTGCCCTCTTCATCAACTACAGTATCGTTATCTAAACCATTGTCAACAAATCCGAAGGGTGCCATATCCTGTTCAATCTCATTAGAACGCTCATCGTAAATACGTTTGCGGATATCTTGATCCGTCATTTCTCTGAAGTAATCTTGCATTACCATCCAAGAGAAGATGACGTGACACATCACCAAGTCATCATTGTATCCTTCATCAGCTTCAAAGGAATCTTTCTTCTGTACAAAAGTTGTCAGTTCTGCAATAGTTTCGTAATCACTAATTAAAAGTTTATCTTCTTCAATCAAAGCTTTGAGGTTGGAGCAACCAATCTTTTTGACAGTCTTAGACATCTTGACACCAAGCTGTGCTCTGCCACCAGAGAAACCAGATCCCATAACTTGTCCTGCACGACCACGCATTGCGCACATTAAAAGGTTTTGATACTCTAGGTCAAACTGGATGATCGATGCAACTTGATCTCCAATGTCATTAACCTCTACCATAATATGTGCATTATTATAGTTACGAGCTGTCTCTACAATAATGTTGGGGAATAGAATAGGTTTGATTTCATTGTTTCGATACTTGCCTATCAAACGATATGGGAACTCTGTGATATCAAATATGCAGAAGGCAGAGTAATCCTGTGAGGTACCACGTGCCACGTCAACTGTCATTACATAGTCGTGCCCTTCTTTCCTAGGTTCGTAAATATCTAATCCTCCACTTTTCTGTAGAGGTGTGTCAAAAGATAATGCTTTTAGTTTTGATGGTGCAATCAGAGTGTCCTGAGATCCTAGGAATTCGCACTCAAACTCTTGAGTAAACTGCCTTTGCGATGTATTCCTAATCGTCTGTTCTTTCCATTTGTCATCTCTACCAGGAACTTCAGACCAATGAACTTCTGTTGATATGTACTCATTTCTTCCCTTAAGAGAATCGTTCCACATCTTGTAGAACATATTCATCCCGTTAGGGGTAGAAACTATAATTACTTTTGATTTCTTTCCGCTACTAATCGTCGGGTAAACGGAACTAAAAAACTGATCACATATATGGTTGGGGATAAACGCAAACTCATCCAGGAACACAATATTGAAAGACATACCACGGATAGCACTGGCACTAGTAGAAGCCGCAATAATTTTTGAACCATTTTCTAACTCCAGTGAACCACGGTTCCACGCTACAATGCCTTGCTGCATCCAACGCGGTAAATTTTCATAACTTAACTGCAGACGAGAAAGCATCTCTCTCGCCGTAGCAGCTTTGTTTGCTAGGATAGCGATGTTAACGTTCTCATTGAACAACGCATAGTGAAGCAGGTAAGTCGTCACGATTGTGGACTTACCAGACTGTCTAGGAAGCTTCGCAATGTTGAATCTGTTTCTGTGGAACTTCCACATCATTTCTTTCTGGAAATCATACATATCAAAAGATATGAGACCAGCGTCAACGTTGACGATTTGCAGATACTTTTCAGTAAAGTAAACAGGGTTATCCCTACACTTAATATATTCAGCTACTTGTTTCTTGGTAAAATTTTGAGAAGTATTAGCTTTCTTAAGATTGGGATTACCAAGATATACATCACTATGTGCAGGCATTATTCTTCCAAGAACTCAGGTTCGTATAAAGGGCAAGGTTCTTCCCTCAATGTTTCGCTACGTTTTTTGGTAAGCTTACGTTGTAGCTCACGCATCTGCTCTTCTTCTAAGTATTCTCTATTTTCTTCCATTGCGTCGTAAAGTAAAGACCAAGAGTTTGTCATCAGGTTTCGTAAAGATTATATTCCATCATCATAGCAAACATTCGTTTCTTTAGAATGTCCATCCAAATTTGTTCTTCGTATGGTCTAGCGGGAGAACCTGGCCACATCCTTATGGAGTAGTCTAGATGATCATACATCATACGAACTTCATCAATACCTAAGGTCATCGTACAATGCCACTCGGTATTTTCCTCATTCATCGAGAGTACCGTGTGCTCTACGAATCTCTCTCAGTGCTTCAAGGTTCATATCCTTGGTGCCACCATCGTATGCGTGAGCATAACCTTCCGTGATCATTTGTTCGTTGAGTGACACTGTGTCATCCCCGATGTATAACCAACCCAGAAGACGCCCATACTTGCCAGTGCCACCGACAAGTTCAGTCCTAACAGACAACTCATCATCACCAGCCAACGTACCTTCCAGTTTTTCTTTGAGCCAGTTGGTTGCGTCGATTCCAAGAGCTTTCTCCTCTAAGTTTTTCGTCCTTTTCTCTGGCGTATCAACGCCTGCAACTCTAACTCTTTCTTTCTTGTATAGATCAAACCCGAGGTCGATAGTAACGTCAATAGTATCACCATCAAGGACACGATTGATCTCCGTCACTCGGAAGTTGTAGCAGCTCTTCCTGCTTGGTGGTGTCATTGCTCCCATCTTTTAATTCTGTAAATGATATCCTTAATATGTATATGACATAACCTAGTGCCAATCCGACAGCAATGATTACCAAGATAATCACTGACCATACAGGATCGCCTGGATTATCTAAGGGACGCAATAGTAAATTCATTTCTTAACTGGTAGAGTTAACTCCATACCAATAGTAAGTAGTAGTATAAAAACAAAAACAAACAATGTACTCATAATTTATTGAAAATAGATATCATCAAAAGGTGGTACCAGTTGATACGCCATTTTATCTCTCAACTTATTAATCCTCTCATCATCATATTGCTGAAAGTTTCCTCGCTTCTCAACTTTCTTATAGTAGTGTAATGCATTGAGGATGATTGTATAATCCTCCATACTAAGTTCAAAGTATGCTGCAAAGCTTGGTTCTAGGGGTTCATAGTTCACGGGTTTCTCGGATCAATTCCTAAACTTTTCAAATATTCTTGCCACCAATCCTGATCTTTAATATATCTCCAATTAGGAACAGGTTTGCCTCTTTCTATTGTGTAGTATTGATATAGAGCTTCATCGATAGTCTGTGCGATCTCCATATTCCTCTTCCTCATCGTCAACATCTGCATATGCATTCGCCACGAAGGGTCCTCGTTTTCGTAGAGGTTCTTTTCCGACATAAGAGTTTTCTGTATTAACAGCAGATACCCATACGGCAAGTTTCATTACTATAAAAATTAAAACCAGCGGCGTAAAACAACCGATTAAAATTACTGGATTCATTAATGTTTCCTCGTAAAAGGTTCCCAGTGCTCCCAACCATATTTATGAACGAGATCCATTCCTATAATAGGAACTACTATTAAGATCATTGATAGGAGACCCAAACTCCACTGATGCTCCATCGTATATCTAATAAGGATAAGCATTACCCAACCCCCATACTACAAATAGTGCTATAAAACTGAGTAGAAAAAATCCTGTTGCTCTTACGTTAGAAACTTTATTCATTACTCAATAAACTCCCGCCAAGGATCTGAATTGTGTAGGCACGATCTAGGATGAACCCACTCGTTATTTAATTGATCAAGCTTAAGCTTTAATAACAAATTTTCTTGTTTCAAGATATTAATTTGTTCGTTTAAAATATCAATTGATAACTTAGATAGATTCATTCCTGGTTTTCCAAAGTTCTAAAAAATACCGATCGACGTTATACAAATCACTTTGAGGTGGTTGCTCTTCGATCTTAGACCATTCGTTACAAAGATCTCTCATCTCAAGTGTAATATGATCTGGTCTAAACATCCTACCAAATGAGGACATAGCAAAAGCAAAACGCATTTTAATGCGCTGTTCCATTTCCTGAGTAGGCGTCGGTTTCATAATAGTTATTCTCACCTCTTCTGTGCCCGAAATAAATGGTGGCACATATAAAGGGTAGTGATCCGAAAAGTAGGACATCAGCAAAAGTCATTCAACGTTCCCTGGTGATAGTGATTGAAAAATTCTAGAGCAGGCATCGACAGCATAGGGTGCGCCATATACTCCAGAGAAGATATATGAGATGCCAAGCTTAGAGCAATACTTCTCAAGCTCCTGACATTTTGGTATGTCTTTGTTACTGTGATCAATAATTATATCACCTTCTTCAAGTAAAGGTAGCAACTCATCAAGTGTGTCTTCTACTTTTACTTCTGGGAGTGTGATCTGAAA